GCTCCGATGCGAAGCTCGCGGTCGGGGCAAGCAAAACGGGCGTGCCCGGCGTATACGCGCTGGCACTGTCTGCCACGGTCGCATAGTATACGTCAGATACGCCGACAAACTCGCCGTAGTTCGACATTGATTATTCACTCTCCCATATGGTGATCTTGTAGTCCTTTTGGATGTACACTCGCCCGTCGTCGGTCGTCAGCATGTGGTAATTGCCCTGCGGGCGCGCGCCGCCCGCTACCAGCACAGATTCGAGCGCCAGATATGCGGCGTGCAGCCCGGCCTTATCTCCCTTTGGGAAAACAAGGTCGAGCTGCACGCGGTAGTCGGTCATGCGCTTCGCATTGCTGAAAAAGCTACCAGGCACGTCGGAAATTACGCTAAACACGGCGTATTTGTCAGGCGGCACGCCGCTTGTCGAACTTGTTTCGTAGGCTTCGTGCTGGTAGGGGATAGAGGCAGCCGTGAGATGCGAGGCAACAATGGAATCGATCGTTTCATAAATCGTCATTTCATCGGATACCCCGCTTTCTCAAACCGCGCCATCCATGCGGCCTTTATGCGCGGCTTGGTTGTGTCGACTGCCGGTCGCATCCATGGGTCTTTCGGAAAAGCAGGCGATCCATATTCTTGCATCCATGCGCCCCAGAATCCGTCCATGTTGTTCTTCGCGTCGCCTTCTAGCACAATATCGGCCGTAAAGCGGTTGCCGTCTTGTTTGACTTCCGTCTTGGTCAAGGCGGCCATGGAAGCGCCGGTTTTGCGGTGACGCGCAAGCCCGTCCATCATGGCATCGTACTGTATGTCGCGCGCATCGGCCACGCAGGCGGCGGCGATCTCGTCGATTTTGTCCTTGGCCGCTTCTGTTTGCGCGACGAATTTGTCGAAGTCCGGCATCTTGAAAAGCGACTTCGCCATGCTGTCACCGCCTTGCGCAGTAAAGCTCTTGGTACCCGCGCGGACCGAGAAAGGTTCGAACGACGTTATACGTTACGCCGCTGTACTTAACTTCCATTTGCCCGGTATACTCATCCGGGTGTATCAAAAACTTGCGGTCTACGCGCTTTCCGTTGGCATCTGCGCGCCAAAATTCGGCGCTCGTGACGCTTTCGGCCTCGCAATATACCGTATATTCCGTGCGTGTTGGGGTAGCAGACAAAGCGCCAGCGCCGGGCGTGATGGTTACAAGGGTTAGCTCGTCCAGCATCCTCACGCCATCACGCTCCCGTCATGGCAACCGTCACGGTCGCAGCCGCGGTTACGTCGTAGTCGGCGGTCACGGTCTGGTAGCCCGTCGCCTCGATGGTGTATTCCTGGTTCGTGCCTGCGTTCACGCCGTAGAAGATTGCGGTGCCCGCCGTGCCGGTGTCAATGCTTTCGCCGTTGAATGCCACAGTCGCGTCGGCAAGCGGCGACCCGCCAGCGGTCACGGTGAAGGTGATGGTATGGCCGGTATACGCACGGATGCGTCGTATCCGGTCGCACATCATCGCGTAATCGTCGCGGTTGCCGCTGGCCTCGTCGGGCGTGGCCGCCAGCTTCCAGCGCACAAAGCACCGGATTGCGCCAAGAATTAGCACGTCGGTTTCGTCGGTTGTTTTCGTAGAAAGCACGCCGAGACTTTCAAGGTCCCGGCGCGCTTCTTCGATCAGGTCGGTCAGTTCGGTTGTGGCGTCGGCGGTGAGCGTCTTTAGGCGCACCGCCCGCTGTAATTTGGCGAGGTACCCGGCCGTCACCGCCATGCGCTCACCGCCTTACACGATGATGGACATGTCCATCACAGAGCCATCGAGTGATCCGTTGAAGTCAACGGTGTTGCTTTCCAATGCGCTAGCCGAAATCGCCAAGGCGGGCGCCGTATCAACCGCGCCGTCGTTTAGCGTCACAAGCACGCGCTTTTTGGTCAGCATATAGGGCAGCCCAATAAGCTGTCCAGTGCCTACCGAGAAGGTAGCGGCCGCGCCATCCTGAATCGGGATCGAAATCGACGTCACGGTTTTGAATGCCTTAGCGCCAGCGGTCGCGCCAGTCGCGTTGGCTAGGAACGCGAACGTCTCGCTGATTGTTTCGCCATTGATGTTTGTTCCGGTGATCGTGATGTCGCAGGCCGCTACATCGTCAGTCGTTCCGCCCGGCGTCACGGTCAGACTGCGCGCGCAAGGCGGATTGGTGATGCCGGTGGTAACGGTAGTCACGGCCTCGGCGCTGCCAGTGATGGCCGCATGTACGGCGGTTGCCGATGCGGCCGCCGCTTCAAGCGCGGTCCACGCCAGGTTTGCGATAAACCCGCGATCCGCAGTTACACCGGCGACATCCGTCGAAATAATCTGCCCATAGCCATATTGATAGGGCGCAAGTCCCATTTCTATCTCTCTCCTTCCCTATCAGGTGAACAGCTTCACGAATGCGTCGGCCAGCGCAATGTCGCAGTCGAAGATGGCCACGCCGCGATAGTCGCGCGCGTTCGAGGTGAACGCAGACGAATCATTGGCGGCCACGGTGATGTCCTGCGCGAGGTTGCCGACCACCTTCGAGTAGTCGCCGAGATAGGCGGTGTTGGCTGCCACCTTGTCGGAGATCAGGACGGGGTAGCCGAGAATGCGCATCAGCGCCGCGTTGGTCACGTCGCGCGCCACAATGGGATCGCCCTCGGCATCCTTGATTTTCATGATCTGCTGGTAGAACATCGCCTTGTTCATCAAGAACTTGGCGTTGCGATCGTACCGGGCGGGCAGCAGCGCGATCAGGTCGACAAGGTTGTCATAGGTCACGCCGGTACCGAAGTCGATGCCGGTGCTGGCGTTCGTCCAGGTATTGGCGTACTCGATGCCCTTCGGCGCGGTCGAGCCATTGCCGTTGATGATGGCGTTTTCGATCTGCTCCGCGATGTCCTCGGCCAGTAAGTTGACGAGCCACGTCTCGAAGCCCTGCACCGACATGGTGCTGACGGTGGCCGATACGCGCTGGACCTTGATGTACTCGTAGCCGGCCAGGTCGATGTATGCGAAGGTATCAGACGCGGGCGTAACGGCGGCGTTCTCGGTGTGCTGGGCGGCGTCGGCGCGGACGTTCTCGACGGCGATTCGGATATTGCCGGCCACGCGCATCAGCGAAATTTCGCCAAGCATGGGCGCAAGCGTGACCATCTTGTCGAAGAACATACTGGCCGTCTGCGTCGGGATAACAGCGCCCGCCACGCCCGCGTCGCTGGTGACGTATGCGCGCTGCTCGGTTTCGGTCAGCGGCTGGCCCATCAGCTTTTTCAAGAAAGCGTTACGGTACTCGGCCGTGTCGCGCACAGTATCCTTGCGGAACTCCACGGGCGCGCCGGGCAGGTTGGTGTTGGAAGCAACGGGCGTGCCCGCGCCGCCCTGAATCGCCAATGCGGCGGCCTTACGGGTTTCGAGTCCTTCGAGTTCGGCTTTGCGGGCCAGCAGGTCGCGCTTTTCGGTAGCCAGGGCGTCAACCTTCGCGGCGTCAGTGGCGTCGCGCACTTCGATGTCAATCTGCGCCAGACGAGCGATGATCTGGGTAAGGTTCATATTCATTTCCCTCCAAAGTAGTAGTGGTATTTGGCTTTCGCCAGCTCAAGCGCTTTTCTAGCCTCCGCCTGCTCCTTTTCGGCCTCCGCCGTAAAAAAGCTTCGCGCTTCCAAACTGGTAGTTTCATAGGCTGGAAACGTAACCGCCGCAACGTCGTATAGGCGCTTGAATCCATCAATTCGCCTAGTACGCGTTTCTCGGCTGTATTGCTCTTTGCCTACAATAAAAGCGGCGCTCATCTTGTCGATTAGTCCCGCTTTTATTTCTTCATATAGCGCCCGGCTTTCGGACGTGCTGGATAAATCGGCTCGGATTTTTAGCCCGGTATCATCGACGACTAGTTGCAGTGTCCCGTTTTTTGTTCTGGCAACCGGCTTTCCGCTATGATCAAAGTTCATTACCACGTCCGCCATTTGCGTGTCGTTGAACGCGCCCCTGCTTACGATCTCACTATATTTTTGGCCTTCGATTTCCGCCATGATAGTTGGGCGCTCAAATGTAATTGCATAGCCCTCAACAACCATCTGCTCATCCGGCATTGTTCTGACTTCAAACGCTCTATATGCGCGGTCCTTAGTAATCATCCAACCACCCCCTACACGTACTCCCACGTAAACCCCATTACAATGTTAGATTTGCGCTTTCCGGCACAGCAGTCCTTAATTTGGTAAACGGGCCTATCTGTAAATCCAAAAATGGCCTCTGCGCAACTTCCCCATGTTTTTACTATCTCTCCAGAAAGAGTTCGTTGGACCACTTGCTTTGAATTCGGATGGGTTTCGCCTTTTAATAAATGCGTTCGATGGCGCATTTTTTCTTTTGCTTCCTCTGTGTGCTTTTTCCCCTGCATAGGCGGAACGCGAGTTTCAAATAATCGCTTCATGGATGTACTGATCTTCTGTTTTGTCTCAAAAGACATTTCCTTTCCCGCTTCTCCGCCAGAAGTTTTGTTGTAACCATATTGAGGGTTATCGCTTTGGTATTGCGCAATGTACGTTTTTTCCAGCTCTACGGCTTCCGTCTCGCTCAACCCGTCAAGCAGCACTTCATGACGGATATTTTGCCATCCATATTTTTTTATTGCCCTGAAAAAATGTTCATTGTTTCGGTATCCATATCCAGAGTCCCATCGTTTACGCGGTTCTTTTTGACCAGTAATTCCGACGTAGCGTTTGCCGCATGGGGTTGTATGCAGATAAACAACGTATGTGTGTTTATTCGTCGCCGGGGTTAGCAGACTCATCGCCCGGTATTCCCGATCCGGTTTGACCGGCATTGGGATCAACCCCTTTCGTGGTGATGGCTTCGCCCTTTGGGTTTTGCCAGCTTTGAAACTCGTCCCCGCCCGGATACGGCGCAAGGTTTAGCGCCTGCCGCACCTCGTTCGGGGTCATGATTTTGCGGTCGACAAGTTGCGTAAGCGCGAGTTTGCTGGCGAACGTCATAAACTGCATTCGGTTTGACTCGTAAGTGATCTCATTTCCGTACCCGCGTTCACGGTCGGTGTACAGCTTGTACGTGGCTTCGAGGCTTAGGGCGATCAAGAAAGGCTCAACCGCGCCCTCGTAAAAACTGTCGGCGGCATCGCCCACCAGCTTGTTTTTGATTGCTTCCTCGTTCACGCCGAAGTAGCGATAGATGTTTTCTCGAAGGTCCTCGACGTACTTAAAGTCTGCGATGCGGGGCTGCATGTTTACGGGCGTGAACTCGGACATAGCATCCAATGCCGCGATGCCGCTGGTATTGGACATAGAAACATAGTCTCGAATGAACTTGTCTCGCATGTCCAAGGTATCCTTATCCTTCAGCATCGCCTTGGTGGATTTCAAGATGCCGCGCAAGTTGGCGGTCGACTTCACGGCGTTCGCTACGCCCTGGGTGGTGGTATACAGCAGGTCGAGCGAGGTACCGATGGCATAGTTGCCGTCGCCCCAAATGTCGCTGCTGTTGTAGTCCTTGCGCAGCACCATCAGGTCAGCCCAAGCGGCAACAAGAAGTGTGCTGTTGGGCAGGTAAAACTTGATGTAAAGCTCTCCGCCCGACTCAACCGCCTCATTCCGGCATTGAGGAATAGGGTATAAGCTGATGCAGCGTCCGGTATCGTCGCGCAGGATGTAGATAAACACCGTATTGTGTATCTCGTACAGCGTCCTAACCTTGTACAAAAAGTCCTTGCCATTCATGTACATGTTGGGCCGCAGGTTCAGCAGGGTTTCAAGGCGTTTGTCGACGTTCGCAGCGCGGGCATTGGCCTTGGAAGTGTGCTCCGCGAGGGTCCGTATGCACGCCCGGCAGGTGTCATCCGCGTAGATTTGCCCGCTATAAGGCGAGAAGGTTGCGGCGTACCCGCCGATTTCGCGCCATGTGGTTGTAGCGCGCTGTTTCAGCGTGCCGAAAAGCGCCTTAATGGCGTCCCGAAATTCCACGATCTCACCTCAATCTGCGTAACGCCAGA